GGGGCGTTTTTCTATGGGCGGCCCGTGGGCTAAAAACCCCGGTTTTTCTATTAACATTGGTAGCGCATTTGAAATGAACTTTTGGATTTTTTGAAATCGGTGAAGGTTTTGAATCCTTCAGCGAAATCACCGCATCCACTCAGGTGCGCTCCCCTCTGCTGCCGGCTGCCAAAGCACTCCCTGCGCGGGCGTTTCCGCGCTGTCATCCTCCCACACCTCTACCAGCGCCCCGCTCCCACTCAGGTCGCACCAGCGTTTCCGGATCACTCCGGCCGACACCCTGCAATCATCACCAGCAATGAGCTGCACCTTCGTCATCTCATCCAAGATCAGCTTGTCGAGATTGTCCCTGTCCGGACGGAATGTGTGCGGCTTGCCCCACCTCTCCTTGTGCCGTGTTCCAAAGAAGAACGTCACATCCACACGCAGCGCCTTGCCGCCGCCCAGCGCGCCCGCCACGGCCACCCCAAGGGGTAGACCGCCGACACCCATTCCCAAGCCTTCCTTTGCCATCGTGGCCGCGTGCCGCACTGCTGCCTGCCAGTGCTTCACCTTCGGGTCGATCTCTGCCACCACGCGGCCTTGAGCAAACCTCGGCCTCGGCTGTGGCCTTGGCACTCCCTGCACTTTGAACGAAACAATGGGATACTTCATAAAGCTGCACGCTATTCTGCTGCACCTCACTTTGCAACAACTTTTGGCGTTTTGCTCGACCCTGCCTTTTCCACCCTTCCCACCCGACCCCAATATAGAAAGGAACTAGGTTATCCTGCTCCTCTGCCCCATGTCCTAGCGTAAGCGTATAAGGACATGGACTCGGTAGAGGACATGGGAACAAGGGGATTTATTCCCTTTTCCCTATATATGTCCCCGTGTCCTCACATGAGGCGTTTTGCCTCGCAAATCGGCCTACAATGGGCATTTGCGGGCCACAAACAGCGTGTCCTCGACACCCCCAAAAAGGACACGCCTCACATTTTTGAGGACACAGGCCACATAAAACCACCTCAAATCAGCGGTGTTTACTCTGGTGTCCTCCGTGTCCTCTGGCGCTTTTTGGGGCCACTTTCTGCACAGACTGAGGTGTTTTGCCACAGACGCGCCACAACAGGGCGAAATCCCCATGTCCTCAAATGAGGCGAATTTTACCACAGACACGCTTGAATGAGGTGAATTAGAGGACACGCTCTCTGTAAACGATCAGTCCTCAAAATGACCGATTTGGCCACTTTGAGGACTGCGCTTCTTTTTGATGTGTTTTGGCTACGCTAAAAACGACGTGCTTCTAAAAGGGGTTTTCTAAACACTCGTCTGCATCGTTGTCTGCGTCATCCTGAGGTGTCTTTGCGCCGGCAAACAGGTCAGCCTGCGCCTCTTCTTCCTCGCCGGAATCCTCCATCTTGGTGCCGGCAAAGCCCTCTTCCCACTTGTGCTTTGTGGTCGTGCTGACGATCTCACCGCTGTCCCCGTCGTAGTAATACTCCTCCCAGTCCGGGATCGAAGAGTACGCCCCGGCCGATATGACCACCCCGGACTCGTCTGTCGCCAGCTCGCCCTCTGTCACATCAAGGTAGGTCTTGGACTTTGAGCCACGCACAGCGCACGGCACGATGTGGCCGCGCTGAAGCGCCTCCTCAATGAGGTTGCCAAACTCCTTCCAGCCCACCCCGCGCAGGATCGGCGGCAGCTCGGCCCTGCGCTTGTAGAGCCCGTTGGCCGCGTTCTTGCCGCCCAAGCCATACGGATGCAGCGCAGACGCCGCAGACCGGATCGCAAATACCAGCCATGCCAGCCGCTCGGTGATGTTGACCACGGCATAGGGATCTTTTGCCGTCACGTCCTGTAGCAGCCCAATCCCATCACGCAACAGCGTGCGCTCACTCTCAAGCAGCCCATGGATGTTCGCCTTCACTACACCAAACTTCCAGAGCGACCCCTTCTTTGGGACAAGCCCCATGGCGCGCATGCGGCGCTCGTAGTCGCTCGCGCTAAACATCCCAAAGTTAATCCGGAAGTACGATGGGATCGCAGACGCGCCCCGAATAGCGTTGCGCAGATCCGACAAGGATCTCAGTGGCTCGTTCGACTTGCGGATATGGTGATTGATGACCAACGCGGCCCCGATCTCACCGCAGACACGGTGAGCCTCCCTCATCATCTCGGAAATGACGATGTTGGAGTTCTCGTCCCCGTGCGACACGGAGTTGAGCGTGTCGATTGCCACCAGTACAGGCGGCTCGGCCAATGCCTTCATCATGTCGAGCATCTGCCTCCACTTGGATGAGGTGACGGCTGATCCCGTTTTGAAGTCGCGCTCAGACAACGGAAACGCGCCCCCAAGCACAGTCATCGGAAGCACGATGAGCCTGTCGCCGGCCTGCTTGATGAGTCCATCCCGATCAAGCTGCTTGATGCGCCGGTGCATCTCCACCTTGGAATCCTCGCACAAGATCAACACGGCAGTGCCGCCGCCTTTGATCTTCTGCCCCAGCCACTCAAACTTGTCCCCGACACCCATGGCAGCCACCTTGAGCGCCAAGTCTGCCAGCAGAAAGGTCTTCCCGCTGCCACCCTCACCCACAAACAGGTGCGGTTCACCCTTGAGCACCAAGCCATCTACAAGCACGTCATGCTCGGGGATCGGATCCGTGATCCAGCGATGCGCGGCCCACTCCTCCAGCAGGTTCGCCGGCAGGTTCCCAGTTTGGGAACTCGGGCCTGTCTGCGTTGTCTGCGTGATGGCAGACATGGAACCCTTGGCAATGATGTCCTGTCGAACCAGCGCGTCCCACTCGGCTTGGACTCTGTGCGCCGGCCAAGGTGGTATCATGTGAGCCGACACCCAGCCGTTCAGCGACTCGAACGCCTCCACAATGCTCATTTCGCCTCGGCGGGCGCAATGGATGTAGTGACCGGCAACTCGGTTGAACTCGGAAAACCTCGTTGTCACGGACCCGCCGGCATGAACGTCCTGAGTCAGCTCAACCGGCTTTGACTCACCAAAGTTAGTCGTCTCAGGCCCAAACATGCCCTGAATCACGTTCTGAATCGGCTTTGGCGCGACTTTCCATGGGCTCTGCTCAACGGAACGTATCGCAGACGTGACAGACAGGTGGGTGGGACATTGCGTGTCCGACCCTGTCGCCCATTCGATGCGGCATGGTTTTGATGTGCCGTCCTTCCCATGGATCGTACCAGCAAGCCTGATTGGCTGATGTGACCGACCCAGTGGATTGGAGTCCACTCCGCGCCCCAGCATCAGATCCGCGCCGATGCACTCGGCAAGCTCATGCCGTGCATTGATGACACCCTCGATGTCTGAGGTGGGTTCAATGCGATACCAAGCATGGCGCTTTGGTGTGCCATCTTCGGTGACCCCACCCGACTCCACCACCATGTCCGGCATGCCGACATTCCTGACCAGCCAGTTCATGCGTTCGGACGTGTTGCCCGAATCCAAGTCAGCCACCAGCGTCGTGAACACGCTGGCATTTGCCGCCGTCGCCTTTGGCTCCCTGAGCACGCATGGCACCACAAATGAGGCCACGTTGTGTTGGCCCCACCGCTCGCAATGCTGCGCAACCGATTCCTTCCATCCCGACTCCACGGCCGGCTGATAGAAAAACTCCTCGCGGAACTTGCCCTCCTTGTCTGTGCCTTTCTCGCCTATGCCCCGGAGGCAGACAAACTGGCCCGGCTGAAAATCCACCGGGCCAAAGATGAAGTCCAGATGCTGCCGCAGTTGCGCCCCATCGAACATGGGCGCTGCTTGTGTTTCTGCGTTCATGTTACTTGGACCAGCTTGGACGTTTAATTTGAATCTTCTTCGGAGCTTCACTTGTTTCGCCCTTTTCCCAGCAACGCTTGGCAAAATCACAGAACCGGCAACGCCAGTCCGTCTCGTCTGAGGCGCACCTTGGGAGCTCCTCTGGGTTACCGCTTTGGATCACGCGCAGTGCCTTATCTGAATCGTCCTGAGCCTGCCGCATGTCTGGCAGCCCGATCTCTACAAACACCTCGCCGCTATCTCGGTTGATGGCCGTGAAGAAGTACCCTTTCAAATCAAGGTACGCGAT